CAACTTAGCCATCAATTTTTCCAGCGGTAGAGTGAATCTACCATACAGTAAGTTGAAAATGGGATCACGTCCCATAATAGCTCGGGGTGGTTTCATCTCAGCATATTTCTCATTCTTTATAAAACAACAAATGTCCGCATCGCGCAAAGGATTAAAATTGCGCCGGGTCATTGTAACAACTGCCGCATCGTACCTCTTGCGTACGCTGCCCGTCCTCGATGACATAAATTCCTCCAGCGTGTAAGGTATTAACACGCCGGGGTTTTGGGCTAACATGTCCTGCGCTAGTTCATCGAGGATATTTTCAACGATGGACTGGTCGTAAGTCACATCATTGTCGGTCGTTTTCAGATACCGATTCCTAAGCGCAGCTACATCATTGTGGCAACAATTACGCATAACAAGTGGTCTACTCTGTTCGAGATGTGGGATCCCAAAACAGTGAAGATATTCAGTTTCAACACACTTGTATGTCATTTTGTCGTCCAGCATCGGACACTTCCAAGCTGCCAATGGGGCGAGCCTAACTCCCTTTTGGCAAATGGTGGTAATTTTTTCTATGCTGAGTGTCCGGTAATTGGGCCTGTTCACAGACTGCGCCGGAAAATGGAACAGGCCACCCAGAAACCCGGGTACCTACGACGTCCAATTTTCCTACCAGTCTGCAATAAATCCTTAGTCCAATCATTCGCCACAAAACCAACGGTACTGGCATCTCTATGGATATCCTCAGCAGTATGCTGCTTCAGATCTGTCTCATTGAAAACGTGCCACTGCACCATCAGTTTATTCATGTGTGCGAAAACCAATTTCTCATCAAACACGCCGTTTGTCATGTACTCATCACGTCGCCTTTTCTGGCGGAGCAGGAAATCATACGCCGGTTTATTAATTTGCATGCGTATGTCACCTTCCGAGTTGTCCTGCTGAATGTTGACTCCAAAAGCCAAGTCATTAGCATCGACACCGAAATCGCCATAATTAAATTGGCGGCGCCGGCGCCCGAACTTTTCAAGGAAAGGGTGATAAAACTTCCGTCTCTCCTGGTACTGCGGCATGTTGGGTGGGGCGCCCACCTGCTCAATGACCAGATCAATCCAATCCGCGGGTCGGGGTTGACAACCAACAACGTCACCAAATGGTAAGGTAACGTAATCTGCTGGTGCCACGCTGGGGCCAAAGCGGACGAACCCATCTTCATCAAGACCGACATCAAAATGTCGATCATCAGGTGACTCAAATATATTAGCGAGCCAGCGTCCTTTCACGACGCCGCCAGGCCTCAATAGGCCCACCGGAAAATCAGGTGGGTCAGGAGTCACACAAAGAAATGGGGCTGGATCTGGCATTGGGAAACCAGTATCAACTGGCTCATAACGCCCACACCTAACACAATTGTGTTCGTGGTAAACGCAACCGCCGCCAACACACTCAACAAACTTGTTGAATTGCCTGACAGACGGCCTGCGAGACTTCAAACGAGAAGCCATTGGTGTCCTCGCGGTTCCCAGACGATCAACTGGGGCGCCCCCGGACAAAGGGCTCGCTTGGTTGCTGGATCCATTGGTGCTAACTGAGGGGCTTCGCTCCGACCCCGCAGATGGCTTGGCATTGGCGCGACCCAATGCTTTACCCACCGCAACTCCAACCACGTTTTTCTTAGACATGAGGGAACGACCGCTCATGTTGCAGTAATG